TGTGGCATAGGCAGAACTTTTTTCTGTGGCATAGGCAGAACTTTTTTCTGTGGCATAGGCAGAACTTTTTTCTGTGCCATTGCCATGGTGGCATTGCCTTAGCGCTTTAGACACACCTCCCTTTTGTGCTCCGTCATACCGCTTTGCGTTGCTGACAAGCTGACGCTCGGCCATAGAGTACACCACAGCGGAAAAACCTTGTAACGTATCTTGCGGCGCTTTATCATATAATGCCAGCTCTGCCATTGCCATAAAAGCGGCCTTGAAATCCTCTGGCGGTAGAATGCGCAACGCCTCTACCCAGTCGGCATAGAACGTGAATTTATCTCTTACCATGCGCCCTCCTTTCAGCCGATAGCCTCCCCACGGAAATAAGCCGCAACGACATTTATAAAATCACCTATAGAACGCACTACACAATAGGCATACCCCGCACCCTCTACTTTGCGCTGAAAAGTTTTCTGCGCCTCGCTTTGTCTGCCTGTCTGCGTTTTAAATTCTATGCACAAACCGTGGTAGCGTGAGGACGGACAAAGAAGAAGCATGTCCGCCACTCCCGCCAATGCGCCCTCGGCTTTGAGCTTTGCCCCCGTCACCCTGTCACGTCTGCCACCGTTTGGCACGGCAAACAGAAGTGCAGAGAGGGCAGAGTATTGTATTCTAAACCAACGAACGCAAGCCACTTGAATGTTGTGCTCTTCCTGCTTCATTTCGTGCGCGTTTCGATGTATAGCCGTCTTGTGTCCTCCAACGCCTTGACCCAGCCATTAACGTCTGATGCGCGTATGCCGCGAACTATTATGCCATCAATGGCTAAAACCATTTCGCCCTCCCAGAACTCTATTCTAATGCGGTCTATAGCTTTCGTTTGTAGTTCCTTTTGCTGTGCGTGCCTACAGGCCTCTGCAATCTTTTTAAAAATATTCTTCATTTTGTTAGATTGTTATAAAGTTATCTGCTTTTCAATTGTTACATATTTGCGTGGTGTATGGGCGCCCGCCTTAACAAGTATCACCCGCACGGCGTCAGCACTGCCCAAGCCATAAAGGGCTTTTATACTGTTGCACGCCTCTGTAATGCCCGCCCCCTGCTTTTTTAGCTCTGCGTATCGTTTTATAATTTTTTCGTTACGCTCCGCTATAAGTTTTTTTCTTTCCTTTGCCGTCATGCCTTAATTTTTTACAATTAGAGTATATCATCTACATAGCCGACGGCCTCTTCTACAGCTTCTCTTGCCGTCGTATATAAATCTACAAGCGCCATTTGTTTGTCTTTTGCTTCTTGGGGTAGAGTCTTATTTTCGTTTAAGACATCGCCAACCTCACATGCGTTATCGTACAAGATAGATAACAGTTTCTTTGCATCTTCAAGTTTGCCCCGTACTTCTTTTAGCATCCTTGTCTCAAGTCTTGTTTTTGCAGTTTCAATCATGTTTCGTATTTTTATTTAATGAGTTAATAATATTCATATCTGTCTGCGATAGCTGCAACATCGTTTTTTCTGCGCGTATCTCCTCGAATTCCGCCCGTGTTGCATCTTCCTCCGCCTTAATACGTTTTACTGTAGCCTCATCGCTCAACAGAACAGAGCTCCCAAAAGCGTCATAATCGCATACCTTAGAACGTACAGCCCCCTCCGATGCTCTCACCTCATAATGTACCCCACACTTTGCAAGCCTCTGCAAATCAAAAGCACGCAGCACTTGAGGCGGAAATGCAAGTTTAGAAACATCTTTCTTGCCCTGCTTCATCAAGCGTTTGTTTTCGACATTCAAAGACTTGCTCAAATCTGGCGCCGTCATGGCAATGAGGTCGCCTGCAAGATTAGTTACAAAGCACGTGTTTACATTTGCCCCGTTCTCGTAAGTAATTTTAGCATTAACCGCCACATAAGTACAACCCTTGTATATAGATGTCAACCCAGGACAGAACAAAAAGAACCTAATACCGCGTGCGTTATAAAAATCACATATTTTTTTAAGTATGGAGAAAGGCGGATTGTCAATTACAACACAGTCCCCGCTGTAGTCCTCGTTTATGAATTCGCCCCCAGGCTTAAAGGGGCGAATTATTTTTGCCCCATTCTGCCCGAACCGCTTCACCGTCCAATCTTTTACTATTTCGTAAAGCGTTGGCGGGGTATAGCAATCGTCCGTGGTCTTTTTCACCTCGAACTTCTTAACAAAGCCCTCGTAATCCTCAAAGGTCTTTGCCCTCTTGCCTTTTTTCTCCATGTCAATATCTTCAAGCTCTCCGAAGATATTCAGCTGCTTATATTCTGCCATGTCTTTAACCTTTAGTGCGACGTGGGGACTCGAACCCCAAAAAAAAGTTTAACGATGAAAAAATTTAACCTTAATGAATGTAGCCCGTTCGCCACTGCGAATGCTCGCCGCATCAGGTGTCATCACGACACCAGCTTAACAATCTTAAAATAATATATTAACAACAAACAAAATGTTCTAATCTTCTAACAACCGTCTAACGCTACGCAGACGCGCCAAACGTCTGGCGGCCTTGCTGTTCCACTTTCTGGCTATTTTGTAGGCCGCAGCGCCCCAAATAATAGCCGCTACCCATGCTGTTATACTGTCAGCACACACCAACACAAAAGAGGGTATTAACAATACGCTCAACTTAATAAATGTTTCGTTCTCCTGTCTCGTAGTTGCAAAATTCTTCATAGTGTTTACTTTTTACTTTGTTTCTTGTTCATTTTTCAGAACACACTTATTAACATACTCCACAATCTCCTCGTAATGTTTACCTTTGTCCTCGCTGTCTTCATAAGCCTTTTTTATTAGCTCATCTCCAGTGCCATAAAAGCAACCAACTGACCACATATTGTTGCTTCGAGTCCACGTAAAGTACCTTCCAGATGACCACCAATTTTTGAAAACGATGTAGTCTGCTTTATTAGATATTTCTGCATCACCACCGGCTATTGCATTGCCAAAGACCCGCGCATTGCCAAAGATTTGCGCATTGTCAAAGACTTTTGCGCTGTAAAAGACCCGCGCATTGCCAAAGATTTGCGCATTGTCATAGACTTGCGCGCTGCCATAGACTTGCGCATTGTCAAAGACTTTTGCGCTGTAAAAGACCCGCGCATTGCCAAAGATTTGCGCATTGTCATAGACTTGCGCGCTGCCATAGACTTGCGCATTGTCAAAGACTTTTGCGCTGTAAAAGACCCGCGCATTGCCAAAGATTTGCGCATTGTCATAGACTTGCGCATTGTCAAAGACCCAACATTCACCCTCCTGCGATAGATTTTCCTCTTTTTCTATCCAACCGCCCTTGTCACCTTTTTTAACGTCGTTAAAATCACGGAGTGCAACAATACGATGCAGAGTTCTGCCACGAAATAGCATTGTTTCATCTGTTAGTTTATACTTTTTCATAGTGTTTACTTTTTTGTTTCTTGTTCAAATTGCATACAGACAGGCAAATTGCATTATTATAACTGTATTAATACATACAAATGCGTCTGCTTTTTTAATCATTTTTCTTGTAATTTTTATTTGTTAAACTTTAATGTTTTCTAAAAAATGGCGGCACGAATGACTATTCGGTGCAGACGCGCCGCCCAGGGTCCTAAACCTTCGATATTTTTCTTCTTTTTTTTATTTGTTAGACTTTAATGTTTTCTAAAAAATGGCGGCACGAATGACTATTCGGTGCAGACGCGCCGCCCAGGGTCCTAAACCTTCGATATTTTTCTTCTTTTTTTTATTTGTTAGACTTTAATGTTTTCTAAAAAAAAGGCGGCACGAATGACTATTCGGTGCAGACGCGCCGCCCAGGGTCCTAAACCCTTTTATTTTTCTTGTTCATACAATACAAAGCCGCTTCCGTGTCCGTCTGCCTGTCTAACTCTTTATTGGTCATTACTCTACGACTACGTGCCCAGTTCTCTAACTCTGTCCGCCTGAAACGTAACCCTCCCGCCTTATAGTACGGCAAAATCTTTGCACTCGTCATTTTGTAGATAGCGCTTAACGGCCTCTGCAAAAATTGGGCAGCCTCGGCGGGGGTGAGGAATTCTTTTTCCTCCGCCAATTTTGCGCTAAACACCCTCTTTGCAACGGCGTTGGCTATAGCGTCAATATCTGCTTGTGTCAGTTTTATAGCTGTCATTGTTTTGCCTTTGTCTGTTTTTATATTACATTAGAATATTTCTGGATAGGTCTTTTCGATGCTCTGTTGTTGACTGTTAGCAGTGCGCAGTATAGTTATTTCATATAATTGTAGATTTTCATTAAGTGTTTTTTTGCATATAATTTCACGTGCTTTTTGTTTTTTGCGATTACTTGAATGAACGTTCTATTTTTCAAGCTGTAAAATGAATAGACTTTGTTTTTCATTGTTTTGTTGTTTATGTCTGTTTCTATATTTTTCCGTCTGATACGTGATATTGTGTGTTATTCTGCGTGTTATTCTCTGCAATGATGAATTCAGCTCCGTTTCTTCTTGCTTTCACGCATTCGCGCATGTATTCGGCCATTTGTTTTTGTGAGGCAAGATATACCCGTATATACACGTGTTCTTTGTCGAGCGATTGGGCCACAACCATGCGAACGCCTTTCCAGCTGATTGCCATCGCCGCATGTTGGTCACCAGCTTGTACCACCCATAAAGGTTCGTTGTTTTTGTCAATTGCCATCACGTATGCGTGTGATGAGCGTGGAGCAAGGGCGGCTATAACTTCTGCGTACTGGCGAATTGCTCTCTTATGTCGGTTTAATTCAAAAAATACAATTTCCGTTTTCATTGTTTTGTTATTTATTTTAAAATTGTTACTTTTGTATTTGTATTTGCTTTTGTTTTTAAATTACAATGCAAAAGTACGGAATTTTCCGTGTTTGACAATAGAAATTACGTGGAAATATTCCGTTAAAAATATTAACAACAAATAAATAGCTAATTATGAATGCTTTAGATATTAAAAATATTAGAAAAAAATTGGGCTTAACGCAAAAACAGCTTGCGGAAATGATAGGTGTAGACCCTAAAACCATACAAAACTGGGAGTACGGAAAGAATATTCCGCAATCAAAAAGCCTAATATTAGGCGAGCTAATGGGCGCCCCCTCGCCTGTAAACATTACCCAGAATAGCGGGAATATCGCAAACGGAAATAGCAACAACATAAAAAGCACAGTGCAGCGTGGAGAAAGTACAGTGCTGGCGGCAGAAGTTGCACGCCTTAAAGAAGCGCTCGACGATAAAGAAAAACTAATCAGAACGTTAGAAGAACGTTTAAGGGACAAAGACGAAATTATAGCACTACTCAAAGGGAAATAACAGCATGAGCACACGGGAGCAGGATTGCACCCCCTGCCCATGCAAATAATATTATTAATCACATATTAAAACCGTACTTATGAAAGATGATCCCGGCCCGAAAACCCCAAGAGGGAACGAAGAAGAACAAAAAGAAGTGTTCGAGTTTAATTTTATGGACATGCCCGATGTTCAGAACGGACAAACGAAAATGGTAATAAATTTTGAAGATGCACTTAAATTTTTTACCAGAGAAAAGGACGAACTAATAGAAAAGACAAACAGAACGCTTGCAAAGGCAGTTTATTCTGTCAGCCTGTTAAAAGACGAAGTGAAAAGACAGACAGAAAAGCGGTTGAACGCTGAAAAACGAGAAAGGGAACTGCGTGCCGAAAATCGTCGCTTAATTTTGCGAAACGCACGCCCCATCTATGTGTATAACATTACCCAGAATAGAGGAAACATAACAAGCGGAAGTGAGAACTCTGTAACAAGCACCGTTGCGGACTGCCTATTATAAAGAAGCACCCTATAATAACAAAGACGGGGGCGACCCTTTGTGGCCGTCCCCTGTTATATTAATGTCAGCATTGTTTTATAGTTCTAACGTGGGCAGGGTGTTCAGTGCCTTGCGCTTGTCCTCGTCAAGCATTCGCGCGTATACCCCTATATATTTAAGGCTGCTATGTCCTAACAGTCTGGCTGCAGTAAGCTCATGAACGCCATTAGATATTAATTGTGTAGCAAACGAGTGCCTGGCACAGTGCCACGTTATATGCTTGTGTATACGTGCCTTTGCCGTCCAATGCCTCAACGCTTTCAGGCACATTGTGAAGCTTGGCAGGGGGAAAACTTTCTCCTTGCTGGGTTGTGCTGTGTGTGGTTCTTCTATTAACCCCAGAAGCGTGTCATTCAATGGCATGGTCATTTCTTTGTCCGTTTTCATCTGTACAAACCTAAAAACGTTGTTAGCGTAGTCTATATTGTCATACGTCAGGGCGCAGACATCGCACCACCTTAACCCCGTAAGGCAGGAAAACAAAAACGCCCTCCTTATAACAGGGTTCTCACCCAAATAATGTGTTTTCGCTAACGTCCGCACCTCATCAGCCGACAAAAAGTCTTTCATTTTCTGCTGTCCCTCTCTTACTGTAATCTTTTCGCATGGATTTTTCTTTATAACACCGTTATCCACGGCATAGTTTATGACTTTCCGAAAACGTTTGTAGTGTGTAGCCGCCCCCGTCCCTATACAGTTATCTTGCAAGAACCTCGTAAAATCCCTAATCATTTCGGGGGTAATCTGGTTAGGTTCAAGATTGCCCTCAAATTGGCAGTATCTGACAGAACCGCCGATAAATTCTCTGAACAGCTTCAACGCAAGCCTCAACGGCCGCGGAGACTTCTCCGTTCTCCACTCGTCCACATAGTGCTGAAAATAATCGAAAAAATTTATTTTGAAGTCACTTTGCAATCTGTAGCCCTCCCGATTTTCAAGCAGTTCCTGTTCTCGCTCAAACCGTATTTTTTTAGCAAGCATGAGAACTTTTTTATTATATTGTCTTTCCTCCGTATTGATAGGGTCAGCGAAAACATATAATTTCAGTGTCTCTTTTTTTCGGAAGTGCTTTATCTTCTCCGCCCCCGTCTTTTCGTCTTTTACTTTTTTGTACCCATAGTAATAAACGAGAAAAAGGCTTAATTTTCCGTTCTCTAATGCCCTGTACATTAATTTGGGGTTGTCTGTTGCGTCTCCGCCCATTAGCCCCTCCGATGCAAATTTTCTTTCTTTTTTCATCGTCTTAATATTTTAAAATTGTTAGCCAATGGCAAATATACTTCAAAATATTCATTTTTACAGGGTAAAAAGGGGGTAAAACCCCGAAAAAAGGGGTAAAAATCCGAAAAATCCCGAAAAATTGAAAAATTTCCCTACCTCCCTAACTTGCTGATTTTCTTTGCTTTGCACCCTCAAAATTTACCTTTTGGGGTACTCGAAGCGGAAAAACAACCCCAGAAAAAGCGTTGTGTAACCTATTGAAAAGTAGCAAGTTAGATAATAATTTACCCTTTGCAGGGTGTAAATTCAGTGTAAAAAATTGACGCAACGAAAGAAAACACGTTCCGAGTACGTTATTGTAATGTACACGTCACAAAACCAAAGGAAAAACAGAACCCTAAATCTTTACACCTTTTTTACTTAAACGTAAAAAATAAGGCTCGGCAAATTAGAAACAGACTGCCAAGCCTCTACAGATAATAAAACTATCGTTTAATTTTCTTCCACTAAAGGCAGAAGAACGTTGCTAATGTATTCGCCTACTGGCATTTTGTGCGCTTTAGAAAGTGCTTTTAGCCTTAACATGTCTGTTTCGCTCATATACACCTGCAACACTTTGTTATCTTTCTTCTTGCGTCCTGCGCCTTGTCTTGCGCCCCCCCATGTTTTTTTCTCATCTTTCTTCATCGTGGTTTAAATATAATTAGTAATTTTGCGACAAACTCATTACAATAAGATTAAAAAAGGTTTGGAGGTTACTTTTGTTCGCCTCCGCCCCTTTTGGGTTTTCACCGTTTACTTTTTGCGGTTAGCCTCTTTTGTCCAGCGGAATAAGGAAAAATCAGCAAGCAACCCGAATTTAAACGAGAAGAATTCAATTTTAATCTTCATTGTTTTGAGTTTTAATGTTAATAATGTAGTTTTTCGTTCCTCTTTGAACGCAATACAAAAGTACTATTTTATCTTGAAATAACAAAGTTGTTTATCAAGTTTTTAGCACTTTCTTCAAAAAAATATGCTTGTTAGTCATTCGCAACTATCAAGCATATTTTTGTATTTATGACCGTCGGCACAGCACTATGGACAACACGACGAACATAACACTTAACAACCACCACGGCAACGCGTTTTTCTTTGTTCTGTATTTTACAACCTCAACAGGGTAGGGAATACTATCTCTTACGCTTACAGTGTCGTATTTTAGGCGGTATTTTATTTTGTACTTATATTTGTACCTCTCGGAAAAAACAGTGTCACCACGGACGTAAATAGTACTAAATACGCTATCATGGACATGTACGCTATCATGCTGTAATTGTATTTGGTCTTTGTAATGCACATCAGGCACAACTTTTACAACCTCATTTGTTTTGCATGAGGACAGCCACAGCCCCAAAACAATAAACAAAAAAATACCCCTCATGCTCGTATATCTTTATACTCGTTATAAGCGTCAAAACATGGACAATGCTTCGCCGCCAAATCCCTATGCCCCAAAATTTGCGCGTCAGGGTACAACGTTTTTATATCTTGCAGAAGCACCCTTAAAGCCTCCTTTTGTGCGTCTGTCCGTGTGTCTTTAATAGTGCTGCCGTCTGCCGTCATGCCGCCCACATAACAGACACCTACGCTTGTATTGTTGTAGCCTCTTACATGCGACCCTACAGCCCAAATCGGCCGCCCCTCATGTACCGTGCCATCTCTGTATACAACAAAGTGGTAGCCGATACAATTCCAGTTTCGGTTCTTGTGCCACCTGTTTATGTCCTCTACAGTAAAATCTCGCCCCTCTCTTGTTGCTGTACAATGCACAACAATTTGTTTTGTTATGCTTCTGCGGGTATAGGGCAAGCGTGGACTAATTTCGTGTTTTATTATCTTCGTTTTCATTTTCCTTGTAGCTCGTATTTAAGTTTGTTTAGTTGCGTGTTGTAGTGTTGACTAATTCCAAGTACAGACCCAACAAACGCAAGTAACATACCCGTAGACGTTATTACGCTTGCGTGTATCTCGCCGGCGGGCGGGATTAATATGCCAATTATCAATAACACCGCGCTCAAAACAAATGCGCTAACGCATAAGATATAAGACAACTTATCCTTATAGCTTAGTTCTTTCCATTTTTGCTCCATAATTATTTTTGTATTTAATTTGTATTTAAATTGTCGTTAGTTTTCCCGTACCTTGTAGTTGTACATTCCAAGACGCTTTGCCGTCGTAGCTGCTCTCCTCCGACAAACTTGTTATTATTGCCGTGCCTTTGCGGTAATACGCCTTTGCGGGGTCTACGCTTGCCGTGTCGTCCGCTGCCCGTAACACATGCGACACCACTATAACAACACGAGTATTCAGCAGTTCAAACAAACCGTATGTTGTAAGGTCAATCAAGCCGCTTGCACTAATACCCCACGCGTTTTTTGTTGGGATATATTCACGCCACGCCCATTCTCCCTCGGGCAGCCGCTCCACGGCATCGTTTTTTATTTGCAAGCTGCACGCCTGACAACTTGCGATTGGTACATATTGATTGCCAACGTACCGATACAATAACAAATCACGTCCTTTTACATACATAACAATTTATTTTATATTACACCAATCAAAAAGCCTATATAATCCGCAATCAGGTCTCCCCATTCTGCACAGCCTCTGCCCTGTGCGTCTCTTACCCCCTTGTACAGGTAGATAATCGTCATTACCGCAAGCAGCGGAACAAACGGGAGAAACAGCCCGAACACTGCTGTAAGTGCGCTTGATATACATACGTGCATATACTTGTCTTTTGGTATCTCCGCAAACCGTTTTAATGTGCGGTCTATTGTATTGTCTATTTTTTTCATGTTGTTATGTTATGATTTTCGTTACTGTAAGCTTGCGAACGCCGTTCAGGTAGTCAACCGACACGGCAAGTGTAAGGAATTCCCCGTCCTCCATCGCAATAATATCTCCCGCATAATACTTCGTAGCTTCGTCTTTTATTGTAATTGTCCTAATTTCGCAAATTCTGTCATAATATTTTTTAAGCTGCTGAACTAAGGCTTCTTCAATTATGATGTCGCTAACTCCGTTATATATTGTTGTGATAGGCTCATTGTTGTAAAACATATTAGACAGCGCACTGCCGCCCCCCTCGGCGTATGACCCGAACAACGTAGTTACACGCTTTTCTTCTCCGTCGAAGCCGTTGTCGCTGTTTTTGTAGTAGTCTCGTGTGTCTTTATTCTTTGTGTCAAGAAAAGGTTTATCCCTTTGGCCGTCATAAGACAAAGACAGCCCCGACAGAATTACGCCTGCCGTTTTTAATGGGAAAACGATACTTTTTGGGGCTTCTGGGTTGTTAGGGTCGTCAGGATTGAGAAAAGGCCCCCCAAGATATAGCCCCCAATTTATTTTTCCGCGCATTAGCTTGCGTTCTCCCGCATGGTACGGAAGCGCAAAAACGCCAGGGAAAAACCACTTAGGCGTGTCGGGGTGCGAGAGCATTACATCATCTTCCAGTTGTGCATCGCCACCGCTCCCTCCTGTAATATACAAAGCTATTATGTTATTAGTTGGCCCCCAGGTCACAGACCCTAACCCGTCGTCAGCGTTTCCATAATACATAGTTCCTATAGAAAACCTCTGCCCAAGAAAAAAAGCGTCCTTACTGGGGTTCGTCTGCTTTGCTCCTCCGTCTGTTGGATACCTGTGGTGAGCAACAGACATAGACAAAACAAACTTACCCTCATATAAGAGGAAGCCCTTTTGCGTTGTTACTGATATTAACGGCAACCCGGCAACATAGACTTCGTTCTTGTGTGACGAAGCTGGGCGCTGATATTGTGAGGGGTTAACAATGAACCCTTTCTGCCAGTCTGTGTCCTCTGGTGTCGGTTCAAAAGGTGTGCGAGGTTTGCGTGGGTTCAGAACTCCGCGGAATGCAATCGGGGTACACCCTGGCCGCTGGTCGTCTGTCCACGTAGATAAGTCCTCTGCCTGAACAAAGCGAACACCCTCGCTTGAGCCTGCGTCCTCCTGTAGCCTGTACGGGTAACAGCGCACATTGCTATATTTTGTGTTAATTGGGTCAAAATATGATATAGAGACTACAGGGGCTTCAGTGTCGTTTCTCTCGCCCCAAAAACGATAGGCCGAAGTGTTGCGCGTATATAGTTCAAAATCCAACAAATTTTTAAACACGTCAACCTCCTGCAAGCCCAGATTAAGAGTAACACGGAACTTCTTAGAGCCTCGATAGTAGTCCGCTCTCTGGTCTGTGCCATACAGTACAGACCCGTCAACGAAGTGGACAGTCATAGGGGTATTTGTTTCGCCTGTAGTATTCGCTTCTGTGATGTCTTTCAGTTGCGAAATAAACAACATGCGATACGTTGTTGAGGTGCTTATATTTGTGTGAGTAATAACAAAGTTCGCTCCCTGTTCGTGCATCATCAGGCCGAACGGTCGCAATATCTCTGCTACTATAGTGTAAACATCGTCTTTCGTGTAGTCCTCGTTTATAGTCTTATCGTTATTCTCTTTGTAAAATCTATACCTATCTACAACAGCGGCGAACAACTTCCACGGGCTACCCGCCTCCGCAGTAAGAAGCACGCTATCACACAAATATATAGCATCAGTATCTTCTGCCCCGCATTGCTTTAGACAATCATACAGCAGTTGCCCTAATGTTAGTATATTGTCCGCCGAACAGCTTAGCTCCTCTTTGTATTCAAGTCCCGACCCGACAGACAGACGACTGGCAACCGTAAAAGATAATACCTCACCGTGCTGGCCGTATGACTGCGATAGCGACTCGCCCTGCAGATACCCTATAAATTCCGTTTCTTCACCCCGAACGATTTTAACTATAAGGCTCTGCGATGTTTGAGGCGTCAAGTCCTCTAAGGTTATACCGTCAGAATAGAAAGACACGCTCCCAGACCAAATGCGCATAGGTTCAAAGATTTCTTCGCTGTTATCCTCGTCCAGCGACAGAGCAGTAAGAACTATCTGTTGCGTTACCCATTCGCCAGAGTTGTCTATTATTTGAAACTCCCTCTGCGCCCCGTCCGCTCCTGCAAACTTCGCAAGATATTTAACGTTACTTGTGTCTTGTGCCATGCCGTTCTATTTTCCTGTTCGCCTTATATAATTTCGATTACTTAAATATATATCTTCCCCCTTTATTGTTGCCGTTAGTGTTTGGCCGCCGCCAATCGTGCCATCTGCAATAAGCCCCTGCAAGCCTCCTGCGTTGCCCTCAAAACGATTAGACAGCGGAATAAGCCCCAATATTGCCCCGACCTCTATTGCTGTCGTAGCGACCTGTATAACAGCGGAAACAATGCCCAAAGCTGTCGTAAGAGTTTTTAGTGCTTCCGAGTTCCCGCCTAACGTTGTTATAATGTTGCTAATACCATCTACCAACGAACTGCCAGCGCTGACCCCGTTAGACATCTCGTCCAGCCCCGAACGTAGCTTTGTTATGCTCTCCGTGAATTTTAGCTGCTTAAAATCTTCGCTCTGCTTGTAGCCTTGGTTATCCTGGAACTTAAACGGGGTTAGCTCGGTCGGGGTTAGCTCGTTAAGCTTTCTAAATGCATAATATTCCGCTCCGTTGCCTGATAGGCGCTTCACGTTCTCGTTATAAGCAGCGTTAGCATCTTTAAGGGACGAATTAAAAAGACCGTGCGTGCCTTTCTGCATCTCATCGTTAGCCTTGCGCCAAAGTTCCGCCTTTTCTTCCGCTGTCAACGGCTTTGCCACTGCGGCCGCTACTGTGCGCCCACTACCAGAACGACGCCTTTGTGTTTTTGACGTTCCCCCGCTCTTTAGCCCAAGTTCTTCTGCTTTATTACCACTGTCGAGTGCCTTTTTGATATAATATTCACCCACCGCATTAATATCTTCAGTTTGTTTGTCTTTTGCTCGCAAAGCATTCCTACTTCTACGCTTAAACAACGCCTGCGCACCAGCTGGAGTAAGCGTAGAAAAAGAGCCCCCGTATCGTTTATACGTGTTATGATATTTTTTGTTGCCAAAAACAAACGCTTGCTCGTCCTCTGACAGCGTGTAGACATTATCCCCTGCTTTTGCTGTTGCTGCTTTCGTTGTTTTTAATGAGTTTTCTATGCCTTTTTTAAATTGCGCCTTTGCCAAATCCATATACGCGGAAGCGCGGGCAATTTCGGTCATTGCCTGAATATATTTGCCTTTATTCCTGACAAACACATCAAAAGCATCAGAAATGCTATTTACGCTAAGCCCTAAGCGTTCAAACGCGCTTTGATTGTCGTGTATCCATTGTTTTTGCTGGGCTTCCGTGCGCAAGTTAGCCCACTCTATACTAAGCCTTTCAAACTCTGTAATGTTCCCGCTTGCAGCGTCTGCCGTACCTTTTATTAGCGCTTGTTGTGCCTTTATTTTTTCAGACAGCCCCCCTGAAGCGTTGCTTGCCTCTTTGCTTTTTTGCGTAAATGCATACAGGGCCGTACCTACAGCAACAATAGCCGTTGCCAACAACGCATAAGGATTTGCTTTTGCGACAAGATTAAATGCTTTCTGCGCTACCGTAGCCGCTTTTGTCGAACTTGTTGCGAGAGCCTCCGCTTGCGCCCTTGCCCGTGCCTGCACCGCCAAAACGCCCTGATAAACTGCCCCCTGCTTTTGCAATGCATTTTGCAAAGTCTGGGCGCTGGAACAGAGGGCAATGGCGGTCTGCAACTTCCGCATCGCTTCACTGTTAGACAATGTTGACATACCAAAGAGTTCTGCACCAGCGGTAAGCACACCGTAAGCCCCTGTCATAACATTAGCCGCCCCTATAAGCTGGTCAAACCCTCGTGTATCTGATGCGGCGTTATTAATCGCTTGCGTAGTGTCCGCCATGGTGTCACGGAGTATTCCTGCACGCTCTATTAGCTGGTCTATACTGTCTTTAAGGCCTTTCCCGAATGGAGAATTACGTTCTTCCCCTGTCATGGCAGCGTAAGCCGTTTTAAGGTCGTTTATTGCGGCGGTAATTTCCCTTAGCTGCTGTTTCGTTGAAGTTGCCGAAGTCGCCAACTTTGCAAAAGATTGAGCAAAGTTGGTTTCTTCTTTGTCGGTAACGGCAAAAGTAGCCCCCATTTCGCGAACTTGCCGTACTGTGTTCTGTAGCTCCCGCGTGGCACTTTTAAGGGTTTGCGAATAATTACCCGCGTCAAGTCTTAGTCTTACTATAGCGTCACTCATCTTTTTTGTTCAGTTTGCCGGCCATGGCTTGCGCCCTTGCCCTAATTTCTTGCAATCGTTCTTCCGTTAGCTTCTGTTCTTGCGTGTCGCCTTTATCCCAGGGTAGAGACATAATGTCCTCTGGGGTTTTCCCCTTTGCTCCGCCAACGGTGGCCACGTTGGTATACATAAGCATTCGCGTACACTGCCATATATCTCGCGCCCTGTTTTGTGCGCCCTCTATAAAATCGTGAGCCTCCGCGAAGCCCATGGAGCGTAAGAAATAATCAGGGCTAACCCCAAATTCACCGCATACAAGCTTGTACACCTCTGTCGCCGTCAGTCCTTTTTTTTTGTTTTTTCTTTCTCTCCCTGCTCTGCCTTTTCGCGCTCCTGCGCTTTGAGTTCCAATTCTTTCACAAGTGCGTCTGTCAACACTTTCAGCTCGGAGTAATCTTCGATGATAGCAATGAACTCGTTCCACGTCAGACTAAAAACGCCCTGATTGTTGAACAACAAAATAGAATATAACAATACATGTCGGCTCATGTTCTTGTCTACGTTCAGCGGCTCGTCTGTTATTTTTTCGTATGTGTATATCGCCCCCCAGTTGTACCGAAATTCAAGCTCTTGTTTGTTAAATGTTATCTTCATCGTGTTTTATCTTAGTCGTTTATATTTTACCGCCGTGGTTACGACATACCCGTCTACATTGATATCGTACAGCTCGGCCGTATTTTGCCACGTGGGGAAGTCAAGCCCGTTTTGTGATGCTTCGTCCTCGTCCGCTTCCAAAGCTGCCGTAATGACATCGGCCAGCTCATGGGCGGCCATGAGGTTCTTACCGACAACCGCCACTTCTACAGTAACGTCACTTTCTCGCGTGTCCTTGGTTCCGTCTGCCCTCTGCTCTGTTACATGATATGTGATAAATGGCAAGTCTGTCCCGCCAGGGGCGCAGATAGGGTAGACCCTTTCTGCCACCTCCTGCGGAACTGCTTGCGACACGGTTGTATAGATATACGCATGTACTTCCATTAACCTAACGTATTTAGAGCCCCCTTGCCTGTCAGCGTGATAGATACGCTTGCGTACTCCCCATTAGTTGCAGTAACTTCCAACGACGTGATAAACGCTTTGCCACTAATAAGGAATGCCCCGTCTTTTTCTGTCCAGCCGCCTGCGGGTACGCTTATATGTGTGCCAGCCGCAGAAGTCTGCGCAAGTGCAACTCCTATAAGTTTCTTTGCCAACATGATTTTCATAAGGCTGTCGGCCGTGTACTGTGCGTCTAAGCCTTTTTCTACTGAGTACATACTTTCAGAGGTAGCCTCCCATGATATGGACTCAACTTCAGGCGCACTGTCCTCGGTGTCGTCCTTAGTTTTGTACTCGTTAGTGTTTGCCGTGATACTGATAGTACTGTTTGTAACAAGCGCTATTGCCTTGGTAGTCTCGCCATCAGTAAGAAACAGCATTAAGTCTTTGCCTCTAACTTTTGTTGCCTGTGTTTTCTGTGTTTCTGCCATAATTTTAAATGTTTAAGAGTTTTTATTTTTACTGATTTGTTTCACGATTTCGTCGGGGAGTTCTTTAACAAGAGTCTGCTCCGCTCGTGACTTAGCACCCCCCACGGCTTGCGCAAAGAAGTCGCGCTTCGGTAACGCCCCCCTGTCTGCTGGCGCATGGCCGCCCGTCTTGCGTGTGTAGGCCGCCTTGCTTCCTGTTCTGTCCGCTCCATCGTTAAGCCAATATAGCACGCACCACCGATTAGGCTTGCTACGAGAAAAAAGGCTAACGTTTGCACCCTCGCCAGACTTGTACACCGTCATTTTAACGTCCTTATATAGTGGGCCATACTGTACACCCCTTAATACTCCGCTATTAGCACGTCGCCCGCCTGGATAGTCTTGCCTGACCCTATTACGCACAGCAGAAGCCAACACGCCTGCTGCTTTGCGAAAAGCCACTTTGAAAGCTGGTGTAAGCTCCGAACGTTTAAGACCTCCCAACATCTTTTCGATGTTTGCTGTGTTAATTTCGATGTTCATGCATTTAATTATCTTCCAACGTTGCCGTAATGGTCAACGTCCCGTTTACCCTGTCTGCGTTTGCGCTATCGACAAGATACGCCCTATTTTTCCATATCAGGCGGCAAGTATCTTCACCGCTCGCCACGTTCCGCGATGTTACTACTATTGTCGTAGGCCTCCACACTTCGCCCTGCAACAGCGCCCTGCTACCTTTTGCAAATTTGACGTTTGCCCGAAGCGTGCAGAATGCCTCAAAGCCCTGCACCTGTTCGCCCGCCTTGTTTCGTGTATAGGCTTTGCGCTGTAGCGTTAGGACCTCCGTCAATATACCCGCGCTTATCATTGTTGTATCTGTTTATATTTCACGCTCTCAACGCTTACGAGATTAGACAAGCGCATCATCAGTTCGCAAAACTCATTAGGGTATTGGCTTACAGTTTCAACCGTGAGAACGGACAGCCGCAGCTGTGCAAAAATATTGCGGGCATATTGTCTTATATCCAAATGCTTATACAATTCAGGGTCGTGAGCGTTGAAGAACTCAACCAAATCACAATAGCACAACCCCTTGAACACCCATTCTTTGAACCAGTCTGCAGTGTGGGTGAGCGACTTGGGATTGACACGGTAATTATATCCTATTTCATCAACATAGACAACCTTGTTAGCATACCACAACATTGGGATAATTGTAGGGGTGTCCTCAATATATCGCCTATGACAGTAAGGCACTTTGCCAAAGAGTTCGTGCCTAATGAGACGGTTATTCATAAACACCGTTTTCAGCCCCCAATATTTAGTTATTTTTTCGTAGCCCTCGCATACCTTGTCGCCAACGCATTGCACTTCATAGTAGCCACTATCTTCTCTTATTGTTACGCCACCGCTGACAATGTCGGCGTTTTCTTTTTTCGCCCTTTTATACAAGCTTTCTACAAAAGAGGGTTCCAGCCAGTCGTCACCATCAAGCAAAAGAATATAATCGCCCTTTGCATGCGCTATGCCAGTTCTACGGCTTAATCCTGCACCAATATTTTTTTCATTTTCAACGATTTTTAGACGTTCGTCTTTTATTGTTCTAACGACATCGGCCGTGTTGTCTGTAGGTTTATCCAACACAACAACAACTTCAATATCTTTAAGGCTCTGACTTAGTGCGCTCTTAACAGACTGCTCAATATATTCTCCTACGTTGTACGCAGTTATTACTATACTAACCATAATTTTACTATATTAACTTAAAGGTATTTCAGCTTTTTTTGCGCCACATGTAATCCGCAGCACGTTTGCTTGCACATCAGCTGTTAATAGCATTATCGCCCCACCTGTATACCCTAACGCGAGTTCTCCGCCCGTGACATAGACATCTCCATTTAAATTAACTGCCCCTGGCGAAGTTCCAAGCGCTAAATTATTACAATCTAATTGTATCGGGTAATAAGCTGTTCCTATGTGTATAACACCCTCCTCAACTCTGATAAAAGACGAGTCCCCAAGTGTTCCAAGATTTACTTCCCCTCCAGGAGATAGTGGAAAGTATTCTTTCCCATTAACAAGGATGCTACCAATAGGAGTGCCAATTCTTAGGTTCACGGTTCCATCATCAGCAATAGGAACGTCGTCATAGTTATTTTGTATCTTTTTAACGACAGAACCCAGATTTACAACTCCATCGGGGTTAGGAACATCTGTATCATTAACCTTAACACTTTTAACTATCGTGCCAAAATCAGCTACACCGTTTTTTACAATAGACACCCCATTCGCTTTAACGTCTGCCACAGCATCAATGTTGCCCGACCCGAGCAAACTCTCACCGCCGAACGTTTTCAGGTTCTTGCCGCTCACAAGCGTGTTCTGCTTCTTCTCCAACTCCTTTTGCACATCGTAAGCCGTTACAAGCCCGTCAGCCTCTGCCGAAGCCCCAGAAATGTCTTGTATTTTCAAAGAAAGCCCGATACTTTGCTGGCGATTGTTATCAATTTTGCTAATGTCCAGATTTACAAACAGCCCCGTCTCTCCCTTAATAATCCCGTTATACATATCGTTATCCTCATTTTTCCAATCCGTCGCAAATTTACGGAACGGCTTAACGCAAGCGGCATAAGCGAACGGGGTAAGTATCTCGTTTATCGTGCCTGAAGCCTCACGCACTTTATAGAAGTGAGCGACAATCAACAACACGGCCTGTTTAATGCGTGTAGGATAACTACCACCACCCATCGCGATAAGTTCTTCGTCTGTCCTGCGCGTCTCACTTACAACCATTTCTTCTGCAACCTCGGTATAATGTTCCAGAAGTACATCGTCCTCGGGCAATGAATTGCAATGCGCCCTAACCAGTTCTATATCTACGATTTTCATGTTTTTTATAAAAAGGGGCGTACGTGCGTCTAATGCGTCACGCACACCCCCGAAACTTACGTTTATGAAGAAGAATAAAATACTAAACTCCCTTACACTTCCAGCTGGAGAACGCCTGACTAAACAGAGAAGTCATAGACCAGTCGGAGTTTAACCAGATTTTCTTGCCGTCGGCCTGTCCGTCGCTCTCTATTGTAAGACGGAGGGCGCCGTGTTGGTTTAGTGCGAGATAATTGAAAGCACCCGCAACAACGTGTTCTACGGTGTCCGTTTCCTTGCTTGCATTCTCGTTAACATACTGCGTGCAGAATACAGGGTAACCGCCTATACGTCCGTCTACGCATATCATTTCGCCCGAACCTGCGGCCCTCGGTGTTGCTTCGAGTTGCGCTTTCATGGACTCGCTCATGACATAGCAAAATGCACTCATGTCGCACCCCTCTTTAGCTACATCGCCTTTCATTTTCAGCAGTTCGGCGTAAGTCGGCACAGCTCCAGCGAAAGTGCCCGAACTCTTTGCGCCAGCGAATGGGCCAAAGAAGCCCGTGTTGTACTTTGCAAAGCTGAACATTACACGGTTAATTATTCTTTGCAAGCCCTTAACAAACTGGTTAGTAACAACTGCCACCAAATCCCCCGTGCTCTGGCTTATTGCCTGATTAGACACGAATGCGCCAACCGTCAAGCGTACGGGGATAGTGTTTACCTTGGATATATCAACCTCCGTTTCTGTGCCTTTCACCGCCTCGCCAGCAATAGCGGCCTCGACAGCGCCGACAAAAGGCCATTGTATCTGACCTACTACGCCGCTGCTGACAGTCACGCCGACCTTGTCGTAAATCAAACCTTTTTCAAGTGGTTCAATTATAGGCATAATTTCTTGCGTAATAACGCCAGGCACTGACGCCGTAGTAGTGTTCTCACGCTCTACAACATACTCTTTGTTTAGCTCCGCTTTCTGCAAGAACTCACGGAACTTGGCGTTCTTGCTCTTGATTTCTCTAACTTGGTTTTGCACCTCCGTGATGCTCTGCTCGTTCGCCTTACTGTCTGCATCAATGCAAACCATTTCACGCTGAAGCGCCTTAAACTGAATTTCTTCAGCTGGTGTCAACTCTCGTTTTTCGGCCTTTGCTTTGTCGTTGATTTTGTAAAGCTCGGTGCGTGTTGCCTCTCGCTTCTTGTTTAGCTCGTCTCGCCTTGCGAGTAGTTCTTTAAGTGTCATAATTCGTCTATTTTTAAATCGTTTATATAATGGGTTATCTTTATCCTTTTCGTCGGCCGCTCCGCTGGTCTCGACAGCTCCCGCAAACTGACGCTTGTCTGGTTAAATGCGGGGTCTATTGCAAGCGTTACGTCTTGTATGTCTATAATGTCATTTACGGTGCGGGTTGGTACGTCTCCCTCATACGACCACGTTACACCGTCTTTGCTGTTAAGGTAGGCGAAAGAAGCGCCCACAATGTCACCACGCTTCACCATCTCCAGCGCCTCGTTACCTAAATCCGTGTTAGGCATTTCCGCACTAAATTTCAGCCCTGTATCGTCTACGGACAGAGTTAAAGACCCCGCCCCATATCTCGACCGCGCAAGAAGCTTCTCGCGGTTGTGAAACATTGTCATTTTAATGTCATACCCTTTTAACCGCTCTTGCGTTATTGCGGACGGGCTAATTACTTCGCGGAAAATATAGTTATCTTCGTCATAATCCAGAAGAACCTCCGACAGCACATTAAACACAGCGGCGTAACCCTCTATAATTCTCGTAGACTGCCCATTCACCTCCCGCAACTTCGGCCGGTATTTGTCTGCAATAGTCCTAATTTCTACTTTGTTCATTTTTTGTTATTTTTTCACTGTTTAAATCGGCCATATTCGTGCTAACAAGCGTTTTTTCTCCGCCCTCTACTGGCGGGAGATTTCGACGCTGTCGGGCTTCGTTAATTGTCATTGTGCCGTTTGCTATTTGCTTTGTTATGTAGTCGGCCTCCGTTAATGCGTCTGTTATATACAAGCTATCTATATCGAACTCAAAGCGATAGCGTAAATAATTAGTTTCGTCAAGCAGCTTTGCCGAAAGTTCCGCAATAATGTTATTTAGTATCGGCTTCACTCCAGCGCTATACAAAGCAATATTACCCGCATCGACGCTCTTGTAATTACTTGTATCTTCGTAAAGGTGTGAGGGGTGGACACCGAAAAACCGCCCTATTGCTCTAACGGTTATTTTCTGTTGCTCGATAAACTGCATATCGGCGCTTGTCATCTGCATTTGTGTAAGCTCACCCTCACCCCGAACAACAGCAACGCTTTGGGTTATTAATTGCCGTTCTATATCCCTGCCGTTAGCGTTCAATTCTTCATCTGCATACTCCCCGAAGCCAGAAGCGCCGCCTTTGTCACGATAGACAAATTTACCTATGCCGCCACGGCCGAAACGGTCTAATACTACGTTTTCGGCCGTCGCATCTATACACAGTTGTTTGCGTGCATAACTTATTGTACTAACGCCAGTATAGCCTCCGTCCTCGCTCATGTTGCGGAAGTGGAGTATCTTATCCCCTGTAAAAGTGCCGTTCACCCCTGCAACCGCATCGGCCACAATGTATGTACCGCTGTATTTGTTGTACGCAACCGTTTCGGAGTTGAGTAGGACAAAGCCGTAAACGTCTTGATAATCTCGCTGTATAAGTACGTAGGCGTTGCCACGCAATAACATCTGTACAACAACATACTTCCAGAAAGAAAACGCAGTCATGCGACTGTTTGGCCTAACCGTTAATGCGTAATACATAGGCGCTTCGGTAAAGTCCACATAAGTCCCCGTTGCTTCATTGCGCCGTTTGTATTTAAGAGGCAAACCCGCTACCGTGTCTGACAATATGCGAACACAAGCGTACACGGCACTTAATTTCATTGCCGTGTCCTCGCTTACTGCGATTGCATTTTGCACTGTGCTGCCGATAGAGGACGTTACGCCCCCAGTGCTTTCTCTTCGCTTGCGCTTCCTGAATGTAAGTTTAAACAGTCCCATATATAACACCTACGTAAATGGTGTTACTGGTACCACAACGAGACAAAAAAAAGTGCGAACCCCAAAAAAAATCAGAGTTCGCACCTAAAAAAAACTTAAAATCTACAGAATAATCTTGCAATATCTTTGTTACAGTTTCATTATATCATCAAAATACAGAGCTACAGAGCCGCCGGACGTTTTAACAATAACGTTGCCCTCGTCCGTGAAATACTGAATTGTCGCCGTAGCGACACTCGGCAATTTCTTCTTCATAATGTTTTATTTTTTAATAATTATTCCTGGTTGTTGTTATATAAATCTTTATACGCTTTCCGTACTACGTCAGCGTTTTCTGTACTGACGAAGCCAAAACGGTACATTACTCCACCTTGTTCAAACATGATATTTTTAATACCGTTCCTAACCCCGAAAAAGACCCCTACATCTTTCTTTGAGCGTTCTTCGTAACAGTCCAAATCAAAGGTTTCTTCGTAGTCTGTCATTGTGCTATTGTCGTGATGTTCTAACACTTTTTTTACTTCGAAAGAATATATCAAAGCATCACCTTTCTTTAGTCGGAAAACCGTTTGTTTTTTGGGAGTTTCTAACATTGTCACAGTCCACCCCTTTTCGACTACCGTTTCAAAGAACCATTTGTTACTATCCAAAAGACCGACAGAGAACTCCACTATCTCGTCCGCTGATACTATTTTGTTTTGCGGTTTTGCGGTTACTTTCTTCTGTGCTTGCAATGATACAGCCACGCACACATATAACAATATAGATAAAAGTTTTTTCATTTCGTTACACCTGTTTGCAGTTCTGCTTTATATTCATCAACCAAATTTTCAGGACAGAAATAAAACGTATAATAAGCGGTGCCAATAGGAAAAGATAATACCATTTTCCAGCTTGCATGATTAAATTTTACAGTAATTGGCGTTAACGCGTCCCATGAGGGCTTCATCACGAAAATATTAAAATCTCCGTCTTTCTTTTTTGTGTCTTTCAGCACTTCGATAGAATGTCGGTTCCAGCCATTATGAAGAAAGCAAAATTTATCTTTTTCCGACTGTATCTGCCAGTTGTCAAGAAATACAAGATTGCCCCCGCTGCCTGTCGTGCGGTCTTTGTCATTTAACGAGAACTTTACGGCAACGGCCTCGTAGATGTCTTGCGCTCGCATAGTGCCAACACCCAACAAAAGCAAGCTAATTATGATAAAGTTTTTCATGGTATTCTATAGGCTTTAACTTATACATAAATTCTGAAACCTCGCTAAACTTGCAAATAACAATTAGAGTTCCGTCTGTCTGTTGCTTTAATTCCACGGTGCTTTTCATCGCTGAATATACCTCTGTTGCTTTGCGAACAATAGACCCCGCCGTTTCAGTCTTGCCTTCAAGAAATACAAAATTAACAACCTCGTCTGTTTCATTTCTGACTGAGAAGTTCTCCTCGTTAGCTTCTGCCGTCCACTTCTTCGGCGTTGCCGTAATATCCATTAAATGGCTGCCGCCCAAATAAGTTGTAAGACTTTCAACGTGAAACTTCCTCGCCCCAGCTGTTGAACTTCCCAACAATAAGAAACACAAAATTAACAATACTTCTTTCATAATACGCAATGTTTTAAAATGTTTATTTTGCAAATATATCAAATTATTTACTTCTTACTGACAAAACACTAAAAAATTTATAATTTTTTCGCCATGCCTAATGCCATCAGCACACAAATAACACCATCTACCTTTCTATACTGCGAGGGCTTAATGGGTTTTTTGTTCTCCATTCTGTCCTCGTCCAATATGGCATTAGTCAGGCAGAAAACATTTATAGGGTTGTTATTCAACCACACCCGCGGCGGGTCTGTGAGTGCCATGCCTGTAAATACTTCTACAGGCATATTAAAAGCCCCGTATGTCTGCGGATATGCTTTCAAATAGCTTTTACCGCCTCGGGCGCCCAGAATGCTGGCCAAATCCCCCGCTTTGTAGTTATCATATCCGATTTCTATTATTTTTACCGTTTTCGCAACTTTAAGAATGTCGTTTGCAATTTGGTTGTAGTCAATGCATTTACCTTTGCACAAAGTCAGATACCCATCAGCCGCCCACGCTTTGTAAAGCTCCGAATTTGGATGCGTGTCCAACTGCCCCTCGGGGAAATAATAGCGAATATCACAATAAAAATTTTTGTTGTAATATATAGTATAACAGACTGCGGAAAAGTCATCTTTTACAGACAGGTCAAAAGCGCACAGACAAGCCAAGCCTTTAAAATCTTCTACCTTAAAATCTTTCAATATCCGCTCCGCCTCATCACGGCTGAACCATGCCTGCTTCTCATTTACGGCGAACACGTTTAAAAGCTTCGTGCGAAACGTCAACATGTCATCGGCATTTGTCAGCGCCCTTTTATAGTACTGTAAATAATAATCTTTTTGTACAGTTACCCCGATATGTGGCTGAACCTTGCGCCACGTACGCTCGTCGCTCTCTTCGTCGTCAACGTCTGGCATAAACAAATGAGCAAATAACGCATCGTTGTCCACTTCTCCAAGCAAAACACGCTTTACGCCCTCTAACTCCGCATAAAAAGGGGCGTTAATTTTGTCGCTTGCTGTGGTGATTGTAACTACAAGAGGCTGCACCCTTGCGCCCATGGAGCTGATAAGGGTGTTTCTTAACTCGCTTGATTTCGCCTGTGAGTACTCGTCTAATATTACCAAGCTTGCGTTCAGTCCGTCCTTTGTGTTTGCCGAACTCGTCAGGCAGCTTGCGGAACTCTCGCGCCCTGCCATCTTACAAAAAATTTTTTCACGGTTGACTTTAAAGGCTGACATTCCTGGGTCAAAGTCCATTACAATGTGCCTAATTTCATCGAAACATATCTTCGCTTGATTGAAATCGTTGGCGCAAACGTAGGCCTGCGCATTATTGTCCCCGAAAAGTAAATCATATACCGCAAGACTTGCGCAAGATGTTGTTTTTCCATACTTCCGCGGGACAAAAAGAAGTACGTCCTTTGTGAGCCGTTTTCCGTCGCTGTAAAACCCGAAAATATTTGCGAACTGGAAACACTGTACAGGAGTAAGTTTGTAACGCTGTCGGCCATTCGCTCCGCTGAACCTCATACGCTCGTAAAAGGCAAAGAACTTCTGCACCTCTTTCCCCCTCCACTCGTACTTGTCCAACTTCCTGAAGAACTGCTCTATCGCAAGAAGTTCAAAAAAGTTGTGTCCGTCAGTGTCAGACATACACCCCAGAATATACTCACTAATACGGGGGTCTGTTTCGTTTGTTGCATATTCGTACGCCAAAAAGTCAACGCCGCGCAACCTACAAATACAAGCCTCTTTTGCTTCTCTTAATCTCTGTTTGTCGCTCTCCTGCATAATTCTCACTTTACTTTAACCTCTGCATACAATGCACAAATAGGGGTTGACCACCTCACACGCAAGAAGTCCGCCCTTTTCGTCTTAGACCTCCGTGCGGCGCAGTAATAAAATAACCGCCCATCTTTGACCCAGGTGGAGCAGTGTACGCAATTCAAACACGTTTTTGCCATACCGCTATTCCTCTCGTCTGCCCTCCGAAAAACGGGCGTTAAGGTCATTTACAAATCCATCGATATCGTTTTTCCGCTTTGTCTCTATCTCCTTTTTAAGTACGCTGCCCGTTAGCTTGTCTTTGTTCATCTGCAACGATGCAAGTCCCTTGCGCAAATCATCAGAATACTTGCGCAGCTGCTCAAAAATTGTATTTATTACTTTCTGCCCTGTCGAACCACTGACAAAGGCGTCCGCCTTTTCCGCCTCCGCTGCCATGCGTCTGTACAGCCACAACTGTGTCCCAACGATTTCGACTTGTATTGCAAGTTCTTCACTATAGGCATGCTGCCGCCGCATGAGGCTCTCTACCTCAATAGTGCAATTTTTTCTTGTATTTTTCTTCTTTCCCATTGCTTTTCGGTTTTGAAATACTTATAATTAATTTTTTCATTTTGTTACAGTTCTTCAAGTTCTTTTTTTAATGCTTCAAGTTGTTTGCAATACTCTGTTTTTATCAATCCGTAGACATCTTCCTCAATTTCGGGAGGAATGCTACATGTACTTCCTCTCATGCCGGAGAGAGAAAAACTAGGATAAGAATATTGTTGGATATCTTCAAGTGTTGTGAGTTCCGTCTGAATTCTCTCTATTTTTCCTAATAATTCACTTGCCTTATCATACTGTTCTTGTGTCATGACTTTTTATTTATGTTCGTTTTATAAAGATATTATTACATTGACTATTTACAATAAATATCACGCGCAACTCACGTGTGGAGAAAGTTTGGGGAGTGGATTTCGCGCAACCCCTACCCCCTGTTAAAAAAGACCTCCCCCCGTGGTGCATAGTTGAGGGGTCACGGGTAGGCGACCTCGTCTGCGTCAATGTACGGAGCTTCACCCGTTATGTCACAATAGACGCAACGGCCTTTTAATACCCACTCACCGTCAACATAAATGTACACACGGGCGTTTTGTTTCCATCGGCGTGCTATACTCGCTGCCTCTGACTTTGCTTCGTGCTCCGTAGCCACGTCCCAAGACCACCCCACACCGCTCTGCAGTATTACTTGTATTCTCATAAGAATTTTTTTTTGAATGCTTCTACCATGCTGCCCTGTCTCTGCTTGTTACTTGCCCTGCTCTTAGAGTGCATTGCTAAATGTCGGGCTACGTGGCAAGCGTGACACAATGCCTGTAAGTTATTGTAATCATACGCAAGCGTCTCCATGTCGCGGAAGTTTGTCGCGGTCTCTATGGGCGTAAGGTGGTGAACCTCTCTCGCACATACGGCCAGCCCTTTAGCTTCGCACTCCTCGCACAGTGGGTGCGCTGTCAGATACTTTGCCCGAAGCTTCCGCCATCGTGCCGCGTTCATCAATCTTGTGTAGTCTCTGCTTCTTTTCATCTTGTGTATAAATATTCCTTTTGTCGGCTCGCTTCGGTCTGGAAGCGTCCGTCAGTTGGTTCTCGCTGTTTCCTAACTTGTCGTTACTCTGTTTAATGTGCTCACGGTTAAGCATGTCTATATACTCATCAAGACAGTCACACAGTACTTTTGCATAGTTGTCTAACCCTGAAACGCTTCGCAACCTATCAGCCAGGGACGGAAACAACGTATCAACTACAAGCCGAAGAACTCTAACGGACGATGCCGAAACTGTTTGCGTATATGTGTTAAGGACTTGGACGGATTTACTATGCGGGTTAATGGCGATTACGATGTCATACTCTGTATTTTTCAGGGCTTGACGGCTCTCACTGCTTAACACGCGGTTGAATAGGTCTGCAAAAGCCCCTTGGCCCTCCGCCCTCACAGCGTTGTCCGTGTACTGTATCAACGTCACGCCCAGCAACTTTAATAGCTCATAGACAGAAGAAAAACCGTATTTAGCAACAATGTCTTGTAGACTTTTGTGCTGCTGCGGTGAGAACTTGCAATTTACCGCAATATACCTCATAGCCTTACTGTGGAAGCACTTTAAAGCGTACATTTGTGAACAATCGTCCCTCGTATTGTCCTTTACCTTGATAGCTATAAATGTCTATCACGCCCAAGATAGTGTCCCCGATATGCGTTGCCATGTAGGCACAATCGTCACCGCTGGCCGACACTGCCAACTTATGCAAGCCGCCACTGTGAACAAATTCAACAAGAAAAGACTGATACACGGTTTTCTCTGTCTGCTTAGGGTCTGATAATATTCCTACAATTCTGTAATCTGCAATAGTATTTAATTCTTTCATTTTTATTGTTTGTTAAGTTTTTAAAATTTCGTTTCTGTCGGCTTGTTTTGGTTGCTAACGTGGAATTGCCCACAAAGACAGCAAAAAGCGCCCTTGGTGTCCGTTTTGCCCCTTATTTGCCTTTCCGTTATTGTTTGTGCGTTCTGGTATAGTAGTTGCGTAAGTTGTGAAAAGTCGTGCCCAGAATGGCCTCGGCCTCCTCCATGGTGCAACAGCGACTTACATCTTGCTTTGCCTCTCCGTTGTTGACTGTGCCAAGTGCTGCCAACTTGGCATTATACCACGGAATAAACTCTTTTACAAAAGCCTCGCCTATCTGTGTCGGGTCTGTCTTGCTGTAACTCCTGCCACAAGCCCCAGCTTTGATGCGTGCAAAGAACATCATGAAAACAGCAATCTTATAGCCTCGGCCATGTGAGGCGCAGAAGTTATCTGCAAAGAAGTTATTAATTGCATCGCCCTCGGATATTGCAAAGCCTTTGGCCATAAGCACGCATTTAATGTGCCCACGAAAGAAAAGCTTTGCCCAACCTTTCTGCGCTATGCCTGCCCGCACGGCCTCGGCCTCTATCGCCAGGGGTGACGGGAATACACTATTGGCAACCCTGCTAACACCGTCGGCGTAGTTCTGTTCTTTGTCAACGCTGAAAAAACGTAGTAAGGCCGTAGGGTCGCTACAGTTTTCCCGAATGATAGTCTGCCATGTCTTGCATAATGCTGTTTGCCCAATCGGCTGTTCTGCTTGTGTCATTACTGTTTTGTTTTTGTTGTTTGTCGTTCTTGCAATTCATTGCCCAGCGTGTGAGCCGCAACGACATCGACCACGTTCGCTCAATCTCGAAGCGCATCTTTGTTTTGCTTTTGTTCGGCTCTGTCCAATAGTTGAAGAAGTCTGTTAGCATTTGAGCGGGGTAGCGTCCTGTAAACGCTGCAACGTCCTGCATGAATTTCTTTTTGCGATTTTCCATTAACTCTTGTGGGTGTGGAGTGCATAAGGCGTTAGCCGTTGCACGGACTTCCACAGCGTTGCTTTTTGGTGGCTGTGTTTTCTCTCCTTCCCCCGCACCCCTATCTTCTTTTACAACAATCATATCTTTCTCAATTAATTCTGTTTTCTCTTTTTCTTTGTTTACTTTCTTTTTCTCTTTTGTGCTGTTAGTGTTCTTTTCTTCCTGTTTAGTGTTCTGTTTATCCTTTGTGGCATAGGCAGAACTTTTTTCTGTGGCATAGGCAGAACTTTTTTCTGTGGCA